ATGCTCAAAAAGTCATTAAAAATCCTAATTTTCGCCGTTTGTTTGATAATAAGCTGGATTCAAGGATACTCAGAAGGCGCAAGCAAAGGATACGAATGCCTAAGACCTGAAAATAAAAACCGGATAGACTGCATTTTAAATTCAGGAAATATAGAAATTATCGAACCATAAACATCCAAAGAACCCATGGTCAAATAGCGACCGTCTGGACTTTCTGTAGTCAGACTACAAAAATAAGGAGCATATGCTCAAATAGAGAGCATTAGCTCAAGCTGATAAAATAAAACCTTATCAAAACTAATAAGGCTTTGTTTTTTATGACTAAACAATCGGAGCTAATCGACTGCTTAAAAAGCAGACTCTTCATTGTATCTGATTACGGCCTTGCACAACGCTGGCAAGTAGAGCCGACACGCATCAGCCAATACCGACGCAACCGTTTGCGTATTCCAATTGAGTTCATACAGGACATAGCGAACGAGACCGGGCTAGACGCTTTCGGACTTATACGCTCGATAGAACTTGACCGCGCACAGAAACGCGGCCAAGACATCACGAAGCGGATTTTGTGGAAACCAAACGAAAAAATAAGACGTTATCCGCCACCGTGGGTAGAGCGAAAACACTGGATCAGAAAAAAACGCTAGTTCGCATAATTTACTATTTCGTCCAATTTATTAAATTACACACCCCTTAGATTGCCTTCGGAGACCCTCCGGGGGCGTTCGCCACGCGGCAGGCGGGCAGGAAATAAACCCCTTTCCTGCCCACCTACCACAAGCGTGTTTCTTGAACCTTTGGGAATCAAGGGGGTATTCATAAAGATTGGGAAAAAAGCACTCCCAATCTTTACAAAACTTCCCCCTTGACACCCAAAATTTCAATTCCCAAATAAAAAAGGCCGTCTGAAAAAACGACCTTTTATCTTAATTTGATCCAACAACACCGCCATTTTGCCCAAATTCTTTCCCGGCCTCGACATAACCGTCATACATCAGATTTTGCTGGGATTTCCCACCCATTACTAAAACCGATGAATCAGATTTACTGGCTGATGGTTTCTCAACAACTTCAGAATTTGATACATCAATTCGTTTTTCCTTGTACGGATTGAATGGAAGCCCATTTTTGACATATTCATTACATGTTTTCTTATCAATTTCTTTAATTGCCGACCCTTGCGATGAATAACAAGAGCAACCCGAATTTCCGCCAGAAATACATGCGACAGGGTACTCAAGTTGCTTCACTTGTCGGACATTATCATAAATCGGTTTTGACTCGACACGCCCTTCTACCGTCGGTTTTAGCATTTCTTCCGTCAAATGCCTTTCCTCTCTACTTGCAAGCTGTTGACCGACAGAACCACCAACATTCTGCGAACTCTTAACGGCCATCTGATGAAAATCTTGAGGGGGAGTGCTTTCAACTTGGGAAATAGGCATATTTTGACTATTCGAGACAATCTCTTCTTTTTGGCCTAAGCCAGTGAGCAACTTATAGCCCATAACGGAAGAAATGCCCAACACTACAAAGGCAATCGGAATAATGTATAAAACCCTACTTTTCGGAGTTTTGACTTTAGTGTGTATTTCTGCCGACTTGTAAAGACCAAAGGCTTTTTTATCGAATTTATAGACTTCTGGTCGGGCGTTTTTCATCCCTGATTTCGGGCTATTTTCACAATAATCCCAAAAATAACGCATTCTCACGCCTAACGGTGTTTTATGAATATGGTAATGCGCCCCCACCAAATCGCGAACCTGCTTATCAATTCGACCCGGCATCTGAGTAATCAGAATAATATCAACCCCGGAATGACGGTGTACATGCAACCATTCCACAATCTCTGGAGTTTTTGAGCCGGCGGACCGTGGCGGAAAAATATTTTGCGCTTCATCAATCACTACGACAGAGCCGTTGTTTTCTGGCCATTTTAGCCAAACGTGCATATCCTGAATCGTATGGCCATCTGGTATAGGCTCAGTTGGAATCGTCAATTCAGGGATACCATGGATAAATATTTTCCGACCAGCCCATTCTTTATCTACTTTTTTTGCCAAATCAGAAACGGCCATCAGCGTTTTGCCAGAGCCTGGAACACCTGTAATTAATGTAATCATTTAAAACCTCTATTTAATAAATTTCAGTGAGCGATAAGAAGCCCAAATTCCAAAAGAAAATGAGAATCCGCCGAAAATAACGTTCAAGGCTTCGGGAATACCTGCCAACCCCAAAAGGCCGACCAAATCGGCAGGCATGGAAAAATAATTGCTTTTGATGTAATCAAGAATGCCCTCAACAGCGAAACTCAGACCCTCATAAGAAACAAGAGAGACACCTAAACCGACAAGAACTTGGAAAAAAAGGGTTTTCAAAGATGGCAAGAAAGTGGCTAGAAGTCTGCCCATATAGGACATCAAAACTCTAAAAAGACCAGCGAGAAAAGCAGGCATTTTTTTATCCTTTCATAGCATTTACGGTTTTAAAAACCATCATGGCTGAAAAAAAATAGGCCATGAAAATGAACACATAGCGAAGTTTCTCAACGGCCATACAAACATAAGACATGGGAAGCTGATGAGTGCCAAACTGTCCAAAATCTAAAGTTATATCTTGAGGACAAGCCCCGCCTGTACTAAAAGCAGATGACGGACGGAAACTGCCAAAATCGCCATTTGATTTAAGACCCCCCCAGTCTGGCTCACCATCGCCATTACCAAAAGGGGAATCAGGCACATCAGGCAATTCCGAATCTTGGCCACCACCGCCACCACCACCGCCTGAACCCGAAGATCCACTTTGGCCACTTCCGCCAGTCGTTCCACTTTGGCCATTTCCGCCATTCGTTCCACTTTGGCCATTTCCGCCATTCGTTCCACTTTGGCCACTTCCGCCAGTCGTTCCATCTTGACCACTTCCGCCATTCTTACCGCCCCCTTGCTTACCGCTGTCGGGCGTTGTGGCGTGGTCAGCTCCGCTTCGACCACCGCCACCACCGCCCCCAGCGGATGAGCCATTAGGGTTTGATGAATCGCCGTCTTGTTTATTCGTGGAACTTGAAGAGCCGGTAGAACCCACAGAAGAACTTTCTTCTTTTGGTTTATGTTTATAAGTACACACTACAGAGAAAGTACCGTTCGATTTTTTGCCAAATGTCTTGTTAGAACCTGGCCCACAATCTCCCTCTTGGCTAGAGACCCTATGACTATCAATGTCTGCAGAACCTAGAGGACGTCCACCAGAATTATCTGGCTCATAAATTTGACAAAACTGATAGCTACCATCCCAATTATTAACCATTCGCATTGCCCACCCATTACTGTCAGTACCAGTACATGCACCCTCATATGTATCAGAAACAGCGCCAGTATCATTATTTACATAAATCTTCTCTAGCTTTTTCGAACCTGTACCGCCTGAGCCTGAGCTTCCAGCACCGCCTGAGCTTCCGCCACCGCCTGAGCTTCCGCCACCGCCTGAGCTTCCGCCACCGCCTGAGCTTCCAGCACCGCCTGAGCTTCCGCCACCGCCTGAGCTTCCGCCACCGCCATTGCTTCCACCACCTCCACCGCCACCGTTTCCAGTAGTTCCGTTATTTTTATTTTTTTCTTTTTCTTCTTCCTCTTTACGTCTTTGCTGTTCCTTTTTGACCTGAATTTCCCTCAGCAAACGCTGATATTCGTTCTCATCTTCTAAAGCCTTTTTCAGCTTTTCCTTGTCAACGCCTAGCTTTTTTGCGTTTTCTGCTACGTCCTTATCTCCCATACTTATTTTTTTATTTCCTGAATTTTTCGGTAAAACGTCCTCAATATCAAAGACTTGCATTTCTTGCTTTTTTCCCTTAGTTCCTTGATATTCCGTGCGATATAGACACTGTTCCAACACACAGGCCACTTTCGTAATAGTCGTAATATGTGTAATACCAGTGTTCTTATCCAAAATACCTATTTGTTTCGGCTCAAACAAATTAGTCATATCATTAAGCCTTTTATCGGTACGGAAACCCCACGTTACATCACCAACTTTTGCTGTATCGGCAAAAGACTGAGCCGGAAACAAAAAAGCGACCGCTGTAAATGCGACCGCCAAACTATTTTTTTTCATATTTTCAACCCTTAAACAAAAAAATTAATGATAGAGTCGCGAAGAAACCTACAAGAAAGGGAAAATCAGTGACCATCAGACACCCCCGAAGAACTTATAAAGCGAGCTACAATTTTGAAGCAGAACATAATCACAAAAACAACGACAAAAGGCGTAGCAAGTTGCGAGCCATAGCCCATCTGTTCCAAAATCGAACACTCGGGAAAATTTAAAACAACCTTATCAGAACCAACAAACCAGTCTTTGCCTTGCTTGCGAGGGGCTATTAAATAGCCCTCAGAATGCAAAACGGGGACAATCTGGGAGACGACGTAGTCTGTCGCCGATTCATTCGTCTGAAAGCATTGCAAACCTACACGCGCTCCCATATTGCCCCCAGTTTCTTAACCGCGCATAAAGCCGGTAACGAGACGGAACGCCTTAATCAGCACGTAAACGCCAATCAAGGCAACGCCAACAGCAGACACAACCGGAGCTACTTTGCCGATTTCGCCAGTAATGGTTGTGGTAACGTCACCAATGCCATCAGCCATAGACAGGGCAGAAGCGGTTGCCAGAGTTGCGCCAACAGCGACTTTTTTCAAATTTGCGAGTTTCATAGTTTTACCTCATGGATTAATAAAATTCCGCTTTCTGGGGCAAGCGGACAGCCCTAAAATTATTTCTGCGGATTGCTTTCTTTTTTGATATTCACAGGCTGGATGTCAACAATCACGTTTTGAACGCGATTACCGTTAGTCTGAACTTCGATATCGATTTCCGCTTCAAACGGTAAAGGAATACCATTGAACTTTTCAAAGTTTTCAGAAGTGCCGAATTTCATCGGCTCAGTCGCAGACCCACGCATGTCTGCGTTATCACGAGCAAAGGGGAACTCAACATAAACTGTTGTTGAATCGTATGCCTTGCCTGTATCGTTCATCACACCCTTAGAGCGCTTCAAGCCTTGAACTTTAGCGAACATTTTCATATCAAATTACCTTCCTGCCTTCTTAGGCTTTTGGACTAAAAATACACATCAAGCGACCATTTTTGTCACAATGATATGCAAAACAATTTAAATTAAGTGCGTGTTTAATTCCCAAATGAATCATATAGTCAAATTCATCTTTATCTTTATTAGATACGCCATTAAATTCAGCAAATTGGCTCACTGACAAACAAATCAAAACACGCCTGAAAACATAAAAACTATGCAATTCATCATCAACTAAAATGCACGGATAGATCTTCCTATTACACTCAACACCTTTAATCATTATCAGACCCCTGAAGAATCATTCCGTATTCATCCGTCAACTCCAATTCAATAGAACCTTCATATTCGTCATGAATAAACTGCATATAATGACGTCTTGCACTCAAAGCATACTCAACCGAATAAGAGGCAGGATTCACACGCTCAGGCAATGATCCATCTTTACGCCTTAAACGCTCAACAATTTCATCCGCCGTCATACCCAACTGAAGCATCATATTCACAGCTCGACCAGCCTGATTTGCTGCGACTTCCTGAACCCTTTCTATCGACACTTGAATTCTTTTTTCTGACGACAAATAACGATTTGACGAACCAAAATTCTGCAAACGCTCACAAATTGGGAAAGAACCGCCCCAAAATTGACCCGGCTGAAGCAATATATCGATCGGAATCAGACAGTTTTTGCCCATAAACTGAAGTTCAAATCTTGTCCAAAACATTCCCGATGTATCGCCCTGTTCCTTTGCCTTGTCATATATTCGGCAATAGCAAGAAGAATTTTTAGATCCAACACCAAGCGTCTTGCCGTTATCCGTTCCATTCAGCCAATCAGATCCAATTTGTGCCACCAACGGACGCTTACCCCGCTTGTCAAATTCGCCATTCTGATAAGCTTCCCACGCAGTATCAGGGCTTATTTCTTGGCTATAAAAATCTTTTGCCACGTCACAACGCGTAATTCTTGGACTATACGCATGACCGTTAAGAAATTGATATAAACGCTGCTCCCATCCGTCCTTTGCAGCCGTACAACCCTTACCAGTCAATTCAATCAGTATCGTGTCATTCTGACCGCCAATGTATGCTTGACCGAAAAGAACACCATCAACAGACATTTCCCATCTTTCATCATAAAAACGACCTTTGCCGACAGGAGCAGGGGAGCTAATACCAAAGCCAAAAATCCATTCAGCAATCTCAGACCAATTTTTCATCACGTCAAAATCAGTAACAGGAGAGGGCAAACCCATCACAAGCAAATCAGGCGCAAAGCCTAAAACTGATTTTTCTTTGAATGTGAAGCTCAAGGTATCAATGAAAGCAGTGTTTCCAAGCCCCCGACGAAGCGGGATTACTTTTAAATTTCCATCAAAATCTATGACTGCCGTTTCATAACGTTCATATTCCTGATTTAAAACAACAGCTTCAGAAGATTCTAACGTTGATTCGCCCGAAGTTTTCAAATCTCGACCCCCCCCCCTAGATAGGGGGGGGGGGGGGTCCCAAGCCCCCCAATTACTCATCGATAAA